ATTTACAACAAAATTTAATTAGATGAACGGAATAGAAAAACAAAAAGAAAAAAAAGGGAGGGCAAATATTAATTTTTATAACTGCGACAATGTAGAATTTATGAAAACAAAACCCGATAAATACTATAAATTAGCAATAGTAGACCCACCGTATGGACTTGGAAATAGGCTTGTTGATGGTGCTGGTAAAGACGTAATGAAGAAATATAAAAAGCAATATAAAGACAAACAATGGGATAATGTGCCGACAAAAGAATACTGGGATGAACTTTTTAGGGTAAGTGAAAACCAAATTGTATGGGGCGGAAATTACTTTGATTTGCCACCAACAAGAGGGATATTGTGCTGGGATAAAAAACAATATATGCCAACATTTAGCAGATGGGAATATGCTTGGACTTCATTTGATAAAGTGGCTAAAATGTTTGAACATTTTGGAAACAATAATGACAGATTTCATTTGACTGAAAAGCCTTATGAATTGTATAAATACATTTTAGAACACTATGCAAAAGAAGGTTGGAATATACTTGATACACACGGGGGGTCTCATAGTATTGCAAAAGCGTGTTGGGATTATAAATATGACCTTGATATTTGCGAAATAGATGAAGAATATCACAAAAAAGGATGGGAAAGATTTGAGGCACACACAAGGCAAACCCAATTGTTTTGAAAAAACAAAAGTGCGTTGGCTTTTTCTTTTTGTTTTTCCTTCACGGATTTTCAATTGGAAACGGTCAGCAAGGCATTTCATATAACTCGTTTATTTGCGCTAAAAGTTTCGCAAATACAACAACAAATACATTAATTTTTTTTAGAAATTTATGATAACAAAAGAAATGCGTGCTAAATCGAAAGCAGTCAGAGCCTTGTACCGGCAAGGCTTGTCGATGCTTGCCATTAGCAGGTTTGAAAACATTTCGATAGACAAAGTGCAAGAAATTTTGAAGCTATTTTACAAAGATGTACCACACTACACTGGCGTATTTTTAGGCTCAAAAACAGAGCCTTACTATAAAAATGAAGATGAATACGGATTAACTCCAACGTATTCAGAAAGTGAAATGGAATCAGAAATACATTCTATTTTAAAAACTTCAAAAAATACTTAGCCACTTGAGATAATACTAGCAGAATGAGGGCAAGTATAACCAACCACCACGGGAAATGTTTCTTTGAAACTTCTGAATATGTACGGATTACAGGCTGGTATTTGGTTACATACACCGTATCGCCACTACATTCAGCGTTAAGTCGTATAGTATCATTTACCCGTATCAACTTAACCTTTAACCTATCCTTAGAAATGAAAACCGTATCAAAATTCACGCTGAAAAAAGTATCTTTTGTTATTTTTTTAACGACAAAAGTATCAACAGTTTTAACGAACGTAGTATCGTTGCGATGAACATAAGGGTATTTGTCGACTAACCTCTGATGCCTAGCTACGGGGTCGCATGAGAATAGAATGAAAAAAAATAAAGAAAAAAGTATTTGTTTCATTTTTTTTAGTATATTTGATTCATCATATAATAGATGGTTTAGGTTGGTTTTCTTTAGTGAGAAAAGAGGTTGCAAGACCTCTTTTTTTATTCTAAATCTTTTGCTTGCTTGCGCATCAACAAAATCTTGAAGAACAATTCTTTACCTTTTTTCAGGCTTGTCTTTATTTTTTCAAGAATAGTAAATCCAGTCAAATAATACACATGCTCGTCTATAGAATCAATTTCCCAGCTGATGAATATCAATACAAATACAGCCGTACCAATGTAGTGGAAAGGAAATGTACTTTTCCAGTAAAACAAAAGAACGTCAATCACAAAATGGTCAACTGCAAAAACAAAACTCATTACAACAAAGAAAATTAAAATCTTTGAGAGCAGTCCTAATCGTGTCTTCTTTGAAGTCACAACCAACCGTGGGTGGCGTTTGCCTTTCTTCTTTGCTTTTTTTCTGGCGCATAAACGTCCTAAACCCGTATCGAGTAGCACGAAGAAGATGTAAAGAATGGATAGTACAGCGATGGTGGTAAGATTAGCTGTTGCAAGTACTGTCATTATGAAAATAAATTTTTGTGTCATTTTGTTTGTTTTTTAACTAATAAGACAACGTGAGTACGTTGGGATTTCAAAATCCAAATCGATAAACCAACCAACTAAGTTATCAAGTTCCCTATCACTCAAGAAGTTTGCAGTAGCTGGTTGAATGATTAGCAAGTCTGAACTTGAGCCATCGTTAAAATTTTTAATTAAATCATTCAAAATAAGCTGGGTGTCGCTTGCATTATCCCGTAAGTCATCACGATTCTCATTGATTCGCATGTACACGTAAACTCGCATTGTGTGCGTGGTAAGATTTGGGGTCATCCGTGCAGAAATGGGAGCAATGAACATTATAGGGAATTCAGTAAATTCAGTGATTTTAGGCGCACGCCAATCGTCTGCTTCAACTGCTAATCGACCCTGTAGTTGAGGGTGCGAATCTACGAATCCTTTTATTTCTTCGATTAATTGATTTAACGTTACTACAGCCATGTTGTGTTATTTTTAACATCCCCTTGGTCTGGAGATGTGATACTCTCATTTGTTGGGTCTTTATACAATGGAAATAGCGATTTATTTTCACGCAAATAATTTCTAAGATTGCCCTCAAAACTCTTAGCAGTCTTCAATATTCCATTTCGTAGGTATTCAATTTCAGCAATCCCTACGGCATCAGAATAGTCTCCACGTTGCGACTGCACCCCCTTACTTGAAATCCTAAAGGACAAACTAGGAATCGCTTCGTACGCTGAATAATATGCCAAGGTGTACTTGATGAACCCGACTAATGTATTCTCATCAGTCGTTAATGCACCGTTGTTAAACGCTGATAATAAGTGATTTGTAAATGTGTAGCCTAGTATTGGCTCAATCATGAGTTTACATGTAATGGGAATGAACGGTGCTAAATCACGTGCATCAACGTTACCCGTTATGCTTGTGTTTGTTTTCAAAAAATTTTCATCAATAAAGTATATCATCAGTCCAAAATTTCGTTTATCAATTCACTATCAAACCCATAAGCCAAGAGTCTAGTTCTAGCTATAGGCTCGCTCAATTTACCCTTAGAGTAGTCTCTTGTAATGCGCATTATATCCAAGTTTTCTTTTGCGGACAATCCTTTAAGATTGTCGTTTACGGCATTGTTTTTAACACCCATCTCACCAGTTCCATCCAGTTCAACTGCTTCTTTTAATGTTAAAATATCCGTTGTTTTAAAAGTTATTTTTGCATCCAAAAAGCAGTTAATTACGTCATTTATGAAATCTTCTAAAATCGCCTTATTCTTGGAAACCCAAATCTTCTTAAACTGTTCTGCTGAAAATTCAATTTCTTCTGTTGCACCTAATGAACCTGATACTCGCACGCCCATTAACGCAGGATTAATTCCATGAGATATAGCTACTTCCTCCTTGTATTCCTTGCTAGTTTGCTCGAATAAATCATGATTTGAAGTAGTCGCAACTACGTCCATTTCAGGCATTTGGTCTTTACCTAGCGATTCTACTTTCATCGCTCGCCCGTAATTTCTTGCCCCCTTAGCATTTCGACGCATACCTTCTTCCCATTGAGTCCTTTCCTCTGGCGACATGATGTAAGGGTAACGGAATACCATACTTGGCTGAATGCCATTCTCTATAGCGGATTTGTGCATCAGGGACAAATCTCCTCCAACTTTAGCCCAATTAGCGGAACTGGCATAATCTGGCAATCCGTAGGTTCTTGACCCCCCAATGTAATTCCTAAGTTCTAGCATTTGCCATTCATCCGTGTTTTTTTGTGAATAAGCTGAAATTTTCAATTTAGCACTGCCACGACCCCACTCGTTGGAGTAATAGAAGTATTTTGCATTTTCAAATGGAGTAACTTGAGAGCATCTAATTTCCTCGGGGTCAACCTCCTTTACCGAATCAAAAATAGAACCGTTAAAATGCAAGAGTGCATACGCTCTACCGTGCTTCACAAAATCTGTAACCCATTTATTTACAATCGATACAAAGTTATTTTTATTTTCAAATAGTTTTATATCAACCCTTTGCGTTAAATTCTTAACATCTAAATCTATCCACTCGTAACCATTTCCACACACGGAGTAAGTCTTGAAATTGATGCAAGCCTGATTCATTGGAGAAGATAGGTATAGTTGATTTATGACTTGAGGGTATAAGTTATCCTCGCCAAATGGAACGAATGCCCCTCCTCGTCCATATATTTCATTGATGAAAGGTTTAGATAAGTCGGTACCTTCTGTATCTATTGCGTACAAGCAATGAACCTCCTTTTTTAATTCTTCTTTTTTGTTCCAAAAATATCCCATTTGTTAATTATTTAACAATTACAAAACCACGTTGAACTATCTTGCCTGCTAGACTTACATCAAGTGTTGCAGTTGCGCATTCCCTTACTTCGTACATCCATTCTCCATACGTCAAGTTTACTTCTCCTGCCATGCCGTCCGCTATGGATTGAACCTTAATCAGACACAAGTCCCAGCGCATGTTACTTGAAATCGGTTGTAATGTTAGTTTTTTAACATTCTCAGCAACCTCAAATTTTGATGTAAAAATAAATAAATAATGTGGCGCAAATAACGTAGAGAGTTCTCCCAACGTCAACGCCACATTATTACTGCTGTTAAGATTTAAACAGAAATTACTCATTTGCGAATTTAAACATTTTCTGTTAAAAAACAAACTACGTTAATAACCCTTGGGCTACAATAGGGTCAACTTTATAGAACTTGTATCTCTCGTAGTCTGCCGTAAATGTTAACGTCGTTATTTGCCCACCTGCACGAGTATTGTTCGATGTGCTAGAATCTGCCGAAAGCCTAGCCCCTTGGTCTGAACCTAGCATCCAGTAGTCTCCGTTAAAATCTTCAACGACGATAATTAAATCACGTCTTGATTCTGCTAGCAACATTATAGCGTTGCGCTTCACTAAATCAAATCTTCGGAAGCCTAATTCTACCGTTTGCTTCCACCCGTGAGTGTCAGCTACTAAGTCGATTACCGCTTCTTCAGCAAATGAAGACGTGTCTTTTTTAAAAACAAATTCTTCAAATTTCTTTCCTACACCTTTAGTTACTGCCGTAACTTTACCTATATCGGGTGCGACTGTATTCACAGTAATTGCAGAGACGTCTTCAAATGAACCGATTAACGCTCGTTTTATCGCTCCTAAATTATTGTCATCACAACCAGCTGGGATTCCTGTAATTGGATTGCAGTATGCCATTTCTTTTTGTATTAAAATGAATAAAAAGGGGAGTTACACTCCCCCACTAATTAAAATTTATGGAAGTAAATTTCATTTGAAATCGAGTAGTCAGGTTGGAATTTGAAGTCGCAACGTACACCAATCTTACGGTCTAAAGTCGTCTTCATGAAGTCCACCACATTGAACCCAAGTTCGTCGTCGGTTAAATCCTGAACGTTTACCAAATTGTACCAGTAAGTTGCAATAATTACATTGTTACTAGCACCATCTGCACAGTAGATTTCAGTACCTTGGAAAGTTAACGTTCCATTGCCGTCTCCAAAATACAACCCACTTGCTTTGTTTAGTGAAACATCATCCATTAAGGCTTCATAAACATTTCTTGCGACGATGTACACGAAGTCTGATTTGCGTTTTACCGCATTTGGCAATACATTTCTAGCTTGCGTTAATTTCGCCACAACATTCGCAGATGTAATTGCTGATGCTACACCACCGTTCCCACCCGTTGGTTTTAAAACGTTTGCATCCGCCGCCATTTTAACCTCTAATCCGTCAACTCCGTTAACACCAACTGTACCTGTGAATGTTAATTTCTCAATTTGTTCAGCTAAAATTGAACCCAAATAATCATAGAAGAAATCCATGAATGCGAATTTGTCCGTGAACGAATTTGACCCTCTAGACAATTGGTCACTCATGAATGCAATTTCCAATGAGCGGATACACACGTCCGTTGGTAGCATAAGGGGTTGGACTGTATATTCTTTTTGTTTCACGGTAGTTGTACCCGGTGTGAATGTACATGTTCCTGCTACGACGTTCAATGCAGATGCATCAATTGTACCTAATTTAACACGGTCTTTAACCTCCAGCAATTGGCGGAATCGTGAGCGTGTACGTTCCTCTCCAATCATTGCTTTTCGGAAATACTCCGTCGCATTCGTTGCATAATTTGCAGATGCGTCAACGGTCATTCCCATGTTTACTTCTTTTTTTGATTTCTCAAAATCACTCATTGCGAGTTCAAATGTGTTGCCACCTAGGGCAATTGGTAATGTTTTCATGTTTTTTTTATTTTCGTTTAAAACTGGTTAGAGAATCGCTAATTAATTTCCATTTTGGGCGTGCATCCTCCATGGCAACCGGTACTGGCGATTCTTCAGTACTCTGTTCTTCCTTTGACTTGGCAATCAATTCCGATACTGAATTGATTAAGTCTTGCCCCCATTGCGGAATTGCGTCCGCCGTGGGTGTGGGTACTTCCTCCGCAGTTTCCACTTCCTCAACTGCTGGTGCTTCTTCAACTGCTGGTGCTTCTTCAACTGCTGGTGCTTCTTCAACTGCTGGTGGTTTTTCCGCAGTTTCTACAGCATCTACAATTTCGGTCACTTTCCCATCTTGAATAGTGTACTCCTTACCGCCTATAACGTGTTTCCCGTCAGGCAGTTGTAGTTGTTGTTCTTCATTCATATTTATTTGTTTTTGTTTTTTCAACGAAAAAAACGCTTCAAGAGAGTAGCCGTATTTTCCATTTTTTTTAATCTCGTTTTCCCAATAATTTTTATCATTCACTTGAGAATGAATAAACATAGTGCCAAGTGGTAACTTAAACCCATACTCCGTAAATGCTTTATCCTCCTCATCCTTGGCAATCCAATAATCTAAGACCGAAGCATCTACTGTTCCACCATTATGAGTATCTTTAAAAATTGGATTTTGAAACAAATTATCTCGCTGAATCTTGTCGTATATTTTTTGTATAGTTTCTGCCGAAAATCGCATGTTGTATTTTCCCAGCTCATCACTTCGGAATATATCCTGCTCTGGTATAATTAACGGTGCTACGACCTGCATTAACTCCTGATTAGCAAGATTGTAATTGAACTTCGTCGCATATCCGTCATCAAGCCCTGATACGACTAAAGGAACAAATCCAACTTGTCTTACTTCGTTATCTTCGTAGTCTTCAAAATATATCGTTCGTTTCCACTTGTGGCGACATCCGTAACTACCTTTGTAATCCCAAATTGAGTAATTACCAAATTCAGGATTTGACAAAGAATTCTTAATTTCTTCTTCCGTGAAAACCTTATTCATCAAGAGAACCTCACGACAAAAAGAACGGTTAGCACTATCTAATGGTCCCGTATATTTATATCTAACTAACCAACGTCCTGAACCATCCCCTTTTGTCATATCGTTAAATGATTCACTATCCGTTACCTCGTCTAACAATACGTTAAATTTTAAACAAAAATCATCTTCAGATACTTCTTTCCAACGGGGGTTTATTACTTCACCAGAATTTTTTAAGATTTCAAGAATATGATTTGCTACTTCATCCGATGCAACGATGCGCACATCATCATCCATTAGAACCCCTTTCGTTTTGTTAGCAGGATTTTCAATGTACGCCACACGATGAACCCCAAGGTCATCCTGTAGGTCATCCATTTCTGCGTAATAAATAGGCAAATCATTCATTCTATATATAGAATGAAAAAAATAAAAGTGTTTGAAAAAGGTAGTTAACTAATTGATTTTAAGTAGCTTAGATGATTAAGGCATAACACAAAACTAAGGTCTAAAACTTCATTGAATTTGGTAATATCATCGTTCGCCAACTTGGATAATACACCGTGCCATGTGTTCTTTTTCTTCTCCTTTTCAAGTTCCTCAACATATATCTTTATCTCCTCATCGGTTAATCCCGTTACATCCTCATCGGCTAATGATTCTTCAAATATGTTATACGATTCAAATATTCTCTGCCTAAATCTAAGGTATTTCTCCACGCTTGGCATTACAAGAGTAAAATTAATTTTATCGAAGTATCCAGCCCGTTCATCTAAATTTATAGATGTATATTCCTCCTTTGGATTTTGGAATAACACCGAAGCGATGAATGATAGATTTTCAACATATCCATCTTTAATCATAGTCTCCAAATCTATAAATTCACGCAATGTTAAATTTTCAAAAATGCGTAATCTGTACAACTCGATTCGCTTGGTTTCCTCTCTTGGGATTTCAAGTATATGATTATTCTTAGCAAAGAACTCACGTAATTTACCAACGGGTAAACGTTGAGATTCCAACGGGTCGCATTCATTCATTATAGCGTGAAAGATAATTAACCGCTCTGTAAATGAGTTATTTACAACCTCATTAACCTCCTTGTAATCACTTAGATTTAAAAATGTTTTCATCGCCAAATGATTCTGTAAACTCCTTGGAAATTTTCAATAGGATTCCAATTACCCGATTGATTTCAACATCCGAAAATATACTCATCTTGTGTCGTATGTGTGCATCGGTGTAATGCTCAACTTCCGTTACTCGTTCATCTCGATACATTAATGCCGTGGCGAACAGTAACCATTTAGTGTTCTTCTTGACCTCCTGTTCAATTAGTGCTATGTCTCCTGCAACTATTTCCTCTTTCAAAATGTACCCTTTCAACTCCTTGTCCGCATCAAAAGTAAGATTAAAATAGTTGACAAATTCTTCTATGAAATCTTTTAGTTGACGAACTGTCAGCGAATCACTAGACCCCTTTAGTATTTCGTACACACTTAGGTATCGGTCAAAAATCGATAATTTCTTGTCGTTGTTCAAAATTGAAAAACAGTCGTCTGCTTGTTTTAATGAAATTTCCATTATGCTAAGGTAATACTTTCCTTTAAATAATTATTCTCTTTCTCCTTATTTTTTACGTCCGTATAATCGAGTACCACAACTCTATCACGTTTTTGCGCCACCTGTGTCTTGGCACTTATTCCATTTGTTGTATGTAATTCAGGTGCTTGTTTCGCAATGGCATCTTGCGCCATTTGAATAGTATTCATCGGCGAGGGAACGCTTGCGGATATGTTACCACCACCGCCACCACCGCCACCCGGTATTTTTGTGGACAAAATCTTCTTTACATTCATCACGCCCATGGCTACCGCAGCCGCAGCCGCTACACCTCCTAGGACGGGACCTACTATAGGAATACCAGCTAAGGATGAATATGCAGAAACAGCAGACTTGTACGTATCTATGGTCGCCTGAGCCACCCCTACCGCCTTAGCTAGAGCTGACCCCTCTTTAGCGTTCTTCGCCAATGCACCTAAGATAGCAGTACCAGCTTGCATAAAACCTTGTACTTTTTGCGCTTGTAATTCCTTTTCGTACCTTGCTATATTCTCAGCGGTTACACGCTCATTCTCATCACGTCTTGCGTTGTAGTCTTCTTGCGTTATTAGCGAGTTAGATAGTAACTCTTCAAGTAGTGCCTGCTTTTCTTCGCCCTCCCTACGCATCTTCTCAAGAGGACTTTCCTCCTCCTCGGTAGGTAAGAGTGAGGCAGTTAGCGTTGCTAAGTCTTCATTTAACTTTTGCTGTAGTGCTACTTTACCATCGTTAAATTGTTGTTCAGAAATTAACCCATTGTTAAATTTCTCTTGCAGTGCTGTTAATTCTTCAGCACTACCCATGCGTATTGCGTCTACGGTCTTCGCTATGGATTCTTCCCGTAGGTTGAACATCATTTCTTCGTAAGATTTTAAGGCTTCTTGTTGTTTTGCTTTTTTTTCTTCTTCATTTTTTAATGTAATATCACTCAGTTCCTTAGCCTGCATTTTCGCTTGTAATTTAGTCAACTTGTCAAATTCTTCACGAGTTAACTTATTTTGCAACAAACTTGATTTTAAGTCCTCATTTATGCGCTTGTATTTTTCGTTTAAGATTGCGATTTCCTTTTCTGAATCATCCTCAATTAATTGCAATTCAAGGTCTGAAATTTGCCTTTGATTTGCCAGTCTCTCTTGTGCTTCACGCTCCCTTTCTTGATTAGCCTTAAGGGCGTAATCCCTAGCTTGTTGCGCTTTCTTTTCCTCGCTAGCACGGTTATCAGCCAACTCTTTTTCACGGGCATCCTTAGCTTTTTTCTTGGCTGTAATATCGAATATTTCAATCTCACGTCCAGCCTGAATGAATGCTTTCTTGGCATTCTCCATTTTTTCTTTAGCTTCTTTGTATTCCTCGCTCTCACGACCGTTTAACTCCGCCATGACCATAGCAATCATTCGGTACGCCTTAGCTTGTGCAAATGCGGAATTCTTAACTTCGATTAATTTCTCACGCTCAAGTTTAGCTGTGTCTTCCCCGTTCGCTTGGCGTTTCCTAATTTCAAAATCTAAGTTGGACGTAATGGCATCTATCTTGGTCTGCTCACTAGCTATGATTTTTTCATTATTCTCAATGATTTGTTTGTACAAATCTTGCTGTGCAAAATTCGTTAAACCAATGAAATCCAGCCAATTCTTGAATTGCTGAACCACCCAGCCGATGGCATCGCCTAGAGCCTTCATCACGGTTTTTAAAACCCCCATAGAATCAAGTAATTTATATACAGCAACGACTATGGCAACCACAATTCCAGCTAGTAAGAATAAAGGATTTGTAAGTATAGTCTTACCCACGGAAACAATGACTCCTCCTAAATCTTTAAGTGAAGTTGCGGCGTCTTTAAATGTAATTGCCCCAGCTGTCTTTTGAAGCAATTTAGCCCCTTGGGTTGCTCTGTCAAAATCTAAGTCCATTAGCCCTTGGGAAATTTCCCCAAATGAATTTGAGACCCGTTCCAATTTTGATCCTGTGGCGAAGACTGCAATTTGCTCATTTACCTCATTGATTTTATCCCTCAATTCCGATGCTCGCTCATTTACTTTCTCAAATTCTGCTGTACCAACCTCAAGTCCTGCCATCTCGTTCACAAGGTCACGAAGTTCAGATTTTAAACTTTTCACAGGTCTGTCATCAACCTCTACGTCTAGTTTTATTGTTGCCATTTTGTTCTATAATTTTACCTTTACATTGCCGATTCTATCCGTGTACAAGTCTCCTGTTTTTAGACCAGCATTCTCTGCTTGAGAATCATTGGCATAAGTTTGTAAGTTACCACCAACATACTGAGCATAATTACGAGTGCGCCCAGCTATCGTTTGGAAATTCCCAGATACCGTAGAGAACTGCATAGACCCACCAGTTAGATTATTGTTGCTCCCGTTCAGAATCACGTCCGATACCGTTACTACATTGCTGTCGCCAATTATGGATACATTATCTCCGTACACTACATTGTACTTTCCGTTGACCTGCACATTTAGCCCTCCAATTATATTGCTCAAAGAATCGTAATTTGAGAAATGCCTACGGGGGGCATTGCCTAGAATTGCAATTGGTGGCGTAATAGGAACGGCAGGAGGGAGTTTCTTTCTTCTGAATTCATCCGTTAATTGGAGTAATTCAAGTTGAGTTAACGTGGTAACATTAGCGTTATACCCTTTAATTTTGTGGATGACAAACCAGCCTGCATCTTTTATATACAATTTTGTGTTTAAGCTATTATTCAATTTTTGAAATAACCATGGAGAAATCCACGCATAGCAATTCAAGAATACACCATCTTGGGTATTTGTGAGTTCCCTACGGTAGTGCAGATTGAACAAATTATTACTAGTCGCTCCTGTTTGCCATGCTGTGAAGACACTTTTTGGAGTGTCAAAACAAATGCTGAAATTAGGCGTGAAATCATTGTCCATCATTGAAGTATGTAACGCCTTAGTTTGAGTAGTTAGGGCAGTCGGTGTAGTGGTTATGTCATCGTAGAAATAATACATGTGTGCTGTTTTAACGCCATTATTCAACAAAACCCTTATGTTATTCTCAGGACTATACCCATTGATTGCCGGTAACGGAAACCCTAGAGGGGTATCTATATTCGGCGTTGGCGAGTATATTAATTCGGTCTTAGCATCCCCTTGGGTAAATTCATCATTTAAAGCAACTGTAGCCGTGCCGTATGCCTCTTGGTATGCATCTTGATACGTCTTATTCAACTCATCTTTATCCTCCTTGTAAGTGTATATATTATTTCTTTTTGCGTTGGTGGACTGAAATGAGATGCTGTTTTTCTCATCTATAGCAACGTATGGTGTTAAATCCAATTCAGAGCCATTGTCAATGAACTCATCTCTGGTAGTAATGATTATATTTTTCTCATTATCCTTGTCGGGTAAAAATAACAAATTGTAAGATTTTATAACGGATGCCACCAAGTCTTTTTGCTTTATTTTTTTAGGAACAAAAAAACTCATATCGATTGGCGTATCCTTAACTAAATCATTTATTTGTGGCGTTACCTGCATGCGCATAGCAGTTGATTCTAACAGCGATTCAACACGCACTCCCGTGGTTGTTCCTGTTCTGTAACAGTACGTATAAATGGTATTCATTGACGTTAAGTCGCTCGCATTTAAAAGCATTAATATAGGACTCTGTGGCATCCCCGTACTCTGGAAATACTGTGCATACGGAATGAGGTAAAATGTAAATTCTTCATTTGCATTCATGTTCGTTAATGTGCCTGTAAATGTGCGAGTTGTATTGGAGAGAGTGGCATACGATGTACTGTACGAGTAAATTGTATTTGCTTCAAAATTCTTAATTAAACCACCGTCCATTATTGCTATCACATCAGGTCTTGAGATGCTCTGCGCAACCATCGCCACACGCCATTCTGTACGACACTGACCTACATTTAAGGTCTTAATGTCCCATGCCGTTAATGCCCCACCGGGGATTCTAGCTCTGAAATTACATTTAACATTCATGCTGAACTTGATTTGTGCGCTCATACCCTGCCCAAATTTATTCTTCCAAACCTTAGTTGTGCCGTTCCATGTTGATTGGAAATCTGAAATTATGGTGCTAGGATTTATCCTCCCCCCCATTGGAATTGCGTACTTTGTCCACAGGTCTGAACGCAAGACATCTTGAAGCCTAAGGAGCCCCCCAGTGTAATACATAGGTACGTTAGCTTCATTGGCTGTGAAATTTTCTTTCGATGTTTTCTCCGAAATAAATGTGTTGTATTTTCTCGTGTATTCAGTCATCCCCTCATCTTGTCCCTTGCCATTGTAAGGTATAATCCTCTTGTCGAATCGAATGTCTGAATTTGCCAGACTTGCCCAGTCGTAAGTATATCCTGCCTGCTGAAATATTTTATCAAAATAAGTCTTTTCAAATACCGCGGGAAAGAAATCCCGTAAAACATACGTGGTATGCGATTTGGCATACATTGGGTAAATTACCCCCTCTGTATTGCTCCACGAAGCCATGATATTTGTGCGATTGAAAAGGTGGCTAAATTCGTTCATCGGCAAATCCGAGAGTTCACGATTACCAAGCTCTGTGAAGAAATTTCCTAGCTCATCAAATAACCGAATCTTGAATGTTATATTGTTAAATGTCGTTGTGTTATTATTAGTAAAGTGTGAAATTTCTAACAGTTGTAAATAACCGTTGAACACCTCAACGCCATCTTGCAGAACACTTACCTTTGCCTTCTTCTTACGGTTAAATTTACCATTTGTAAATTGACAATCAAAGTAAGCACCTAGAAGATTTATGTTGTTATCACTCCCCGGCAAGGAAATGGTCTTGGAGTACCCTCCAGCACGGGAACCATTAGAGGTAATCTCCATGGTATCTACGTCAATTGGGAAATCAAGCCCTTGAGGTAAATCTAAAAATCCTGATTCAAGCTGTAGTGTATTCATGTTTAAATATTAACATTTTGTTGATTAGCGTACTTAAACGTTAAATTTAATTTCCTTTCCCGTGCTGTTCTCTTTTTCAATATAGCATAGTTGGTATTGGTTATCAACGCCGATTTTGGCACACCGCCATTATGAGAGATGAACACTTGTGGCGATGTAATTAATTCCCGATACCATTCACATTCTTCTTCACTTAGTTGACCACTCCAAAGTGAATATGTTATCTCCTCACTGCTTTGAAAAGTAGTTTCACCCCTCTCTTGGTCGTCAAAATCAATGCGACCTGATGTAATTGTATTTGTGTTTAATTTCTGCAAATATGTTGTTTTCTTAACATTCTGCGCTACCGTGTACCCTTTGTTGAAAGGGATAGTCATGTAGCTACCCTTGCGGTCTAAGAATGTGACTTCCCACTTTTCGTAATAGTCGCACTCATTGTATAGATTTATATCTTGCTGTTCAAATTTTAACACTCCTAAATTAGTTTCAACCCGAATTGAAATTTGTTCAACGCCTGATAAACTTGGTGGGGTAATCGTAGCGACCCATGAACTACCATCCCATTCCTCTGTGAATTGTCCAGATGGTATGAAATTGAATAAGACATTCTCGTCAACTGAAGATATAGAATACCGCCACTTAGCCGAGCCAATTACAATGACACAATACAGGTTGTCTGGGTTTTTATTCCGAATGTGAAAATACGAAGGTTTATATTTGCTCAAACGACTACCATTGTAGGTGGTCATTATCTTACCTACTCCACTCGTTGGAGCGTATGTCGTGCCATTGGTGTAGCTGATAAATTCATCCGTTGGCATTGCCATCTCTAGGGCTTCAAATGAAGTTGAATTCCCTGAAAATATGGTCTTATTCCCATCTGCATAATATATATCTCCAGCACTCGTTGAACCACTCCCAATCCAAAGTAAATCTAGTATAATGTAGTAAAACCCACCACTTGAGTAAGTATCTATGACCTGATGAATCCCATCTAATTCAGGTCGTAATACTGTTGCTTGACGTATCTCGATTTGGTCTCCAATTACAAATGTATGAGCCGAGGATAGACGTAATTTTGTGCGTGCAAATCCACCCACGTTGATTACTCCGTTTGCAAAATTCGGCCATGTGCCAACAGACCCTGCAAATTCGTAATCAACGAATTGTTTTGTGTAGTAGTACTCCTCATCAACTATTATCCCAGTGAATGATACTGGCAAGGAATAGCGATTCAGCGAGGGTTTAAATTCTTGTTTACGTACAGATGTGAGTAACCTGCTTATATCTATTTCCCCGTAGAAATCAACGGGTCTTGGTGCGACTTGAAATTCTCCTAAGACCCCTGCGAAGTAGTCAGATACTCTGATGCGGTAGCGAAATCCCAACTTAGCCTTCTCCGTTGAATCAACGACGATAATCAACGGGTTATGTTTAGGCGAAGGGTCAACGGGGGTACTTACAAATGTTACTGCCATGTGTTAAATTTTAAACAAATTGTTGGTCTATTCTATATTCAAATATTATTTCAAATAACTTCTCTAATTGTTCTTCTACTTTTTTTCGCTTCAAAAACGCTTGAGTGATATTCCTCGGTATCGCTCGGTTATGCCATTTCCGAGAGTACCCTGTATCTACATACTTGTAATACTCAGTACTATCTATTTCTACAGAAATAGCATCGTTTACCGCATTCCATTGAATAGATAATACTTTACTAACATTGCGCATTCTACCCGTGTCTATTGCTTTTTGCCGTAGTATTTCAGCTTTAATTTCACGATTTAAAACACTCGTTGCTGTACCCTTTCTTCGCCATACATCTTGAATCGTTGCCATACTTTAGAGTGTTAAAAATAAAACTGTTTGTTAAAAATAAAATCTAGGAGCATCAGGTTCAAAAAATTTGTCTTCAAAATAGTATCTAGTGGCATCAATTCCATGATTAAATTTATCAATTGGTTTGTTAATTCCTTTACCCTCTCTATCCGTTGCCCAAGTATAATTCCTAAATTCATTGATTAAATTTTCACTTTTTGGTGTTAAATTTAATACAAGTTCTTGCATTTTTGCAATCCCAAAATTAACTGACCCAGCCCCTTTTTTTGCATCAATAATTCTCCAGCCTAAGAGCCGTAATTGTTCATTGGTTTTTAATTCTGCACTATCTGCCGTGATTGAATCATAACGCCCCACCCCCTTTGTGGTCATGAGTGCCGATAGTTGATTTGGCATTAATCCAGTTTTGTAAATTACCTCATCAAGCCAGTACTCATTATCAGCGTAGTATATCGCCACTAGAGCTGTAGGGTCGTTGGCATATCCATAGTCCATTCCGTACCCAAGTAATCTAGCGTGTGGAGGTTTATCGGAAATTCTCCAATTGTTAAAAACAGCACCCTGTAAATTACCCACTTCCCCTAATCCATACACTTGCCACCAATTCCAGAAATACCCTTTTTGTCCACTTCTTTCTTCTTCTTCTGCACGTGCTTTCTTATGCATCAAATCCTCTAGTACAGCTGGAGAGATAGCCTCATTGTCCTTGTAGGTTAATTTTAAGAATGATGCGTTTTCCCTCGGGATAATTTCCGTGTGTGCCCAGAACTCTGAATCCGCATTAAAATCCATCCAAATTTCATCCGACCGTATAATCAACGCGTCCGCAATGGGGTAAGGTATGTGGTTCGCCTCGTTGAGAAATAACAATCTACGCTTACCAGATGCCTTAGCCTTACCAACTGAATCAAATGATTTAAACTGTAACTTAGAATGATTTTCGGCAGTATAGATGAAATCCGTTCCATTCCATCGGTGGTCTCGCCAGCGACCCTCTTCCATCATGAATGTCTTAAAAATGTCTATACAACCATCCTTTAATGCGGGCATTGTTTCCGCCACAATGGTCGCACGTATATACGGCTCTGCTAGGCATCTATCCCAAATTATAGGTACTATCCCGTAGGTCTTACCGCTACTCGTTGCACCTTGAATGACCTTAAATCTCCCCTCTAGTGCCAACATCTTTTTTAAAGAAGTTGTTATTTCTAACGGCATAGTGTTAAATTTTAAACACTCGTGGTTCTATATTCACAGTTTGTTCAACAGCTTCTTTCAAGTTATTCAACCGTTGAGTTATACTTGGATTGTACTTTCCTAACAATCCGCCAGTGATTTGGTCGTTGCGAATCTCTGCCCTGATACGCGTGCAGACCTCAACGAATTCTACAAACCACCCCTCTCGATTGTCAAAATAATCTCGTAGATTCCTAACCTTGTGATAGCAAAAAACCGAGAATCCTTCAAACGTCATCGGTAGTTTTGGATAGTCTTCAACACGTTCTCCGTCACGCCCCACGTATTGGATGACTCCCCATTTTTTTGATTCTTCCTCAAGGGATATCTTATAGTTTTCCCATAGTATTTCCAGTTCCTCAACGCTCTTTAGGCTTCGGTTTGGATGAACGTATTTCTTCCCCATTTTCTTCAACTTTTGTTATACACTGAAACCCAGCATTATAGAAATATTTTAACACTTCCTGACTTGGGTTTGATTTCAACGTCAATGTCACACTATAGTTGTTGTGAGACAAAGTTACACGTTCGCTATCCTTTAGATTTAGTTTGTACATTTGTTGTTTTTTTAACAGGTTTTACATTTTTCGGTTCATCGACATTTTCATGACTTTCATCGACATTTTCATGACTTTCATCGATATTTTCATTTATTTCATCGACATTTTCATGACTTTTATCGACTGTATTCTTTTTCAATTTAGATTTTCCAAACATGATTTCATTTTTTTAATTAACAAATTAGCGGAATAGTGCGATACTCCTATTTTTTTAGCCAGTTTCCTGCCAGAATTATACCCTTGCAAGTATAATTCTAGTACTTTAACTTCATGAGGTTTAGCAACTACCCTGTACTTATAGAGTAAATATTCTTCATTCTGTTTGCGAATTTCGTTTTCATCTTCAATATCCTCGGTAATAATTTCAGGTATTTCATAAGTTCTCCTAGGGTATTCTTTGAAACTGGTTAAGTATTTCTCAAAATCTTTAACTTTTCCCTCCACGGCTCTAAGATACACCTCGCCAATGATACTAGCGTTACTGTTATTCAGCAAAGCAACGGCTAAGTCATCAAGTTTTGATTTATCCATTTTCGCAAATCTATCATTTATTTTTGACACTTGCAAGAGCATTAGCAAAGAATTTACCTAAATGAAATGACATTTGCGCTGGCGTGTTCTTGTTTCTAAAAATCAGCCACTTTTCTATAAAAGGTTTTGCCAATTCTTTGAGAATTTCATCTGTTATTTCTTCTGGATTTGTCTTTTGAAAATTTGCTAAGTGTGTCATTAAATTGAAGTAGTATGCGTATTCTTTCCAGTTGCGCTCCTTGCCTATTTTTAAAATCTTATCAAAATCATACCTAAAATTAGTCTCTGAGTCTAGTAGAATCATTTCGTTAGACTTGCGTTTTATCGTTTCTTTTTTTGGAAATTCAAATCCACAGCAAGGGCAAATTGGACGTGATATGTGTATTTCCTCTGCACAACGAGGGCACACTTTTAGCGGTGCTTCTCCGCTCGATTTCTTCATTGATTTGCCAAAATAGTATTCCCAGTCACGGTATTTTGAATAATGCCCTAAGTCAAGTGATGTACCACCAATATCCACCAATGTAAAGTATTCTTTACCCGGAAAGACCCTTGCACCACGACCTATCATTTGCAGGTATAATGTTAAGGATTTTGTTTTTCTGTTAAGAATTACGCATTGAATTTCAGGTTCGTCAAAACCCG